ATCCTTGATACCCAACACCTCCAGCATCCCACGGTGCAGCTTGGGCAGGTCGTAAATCTCCGGAGCCATCTGCGCCATCTGGATCACAGCTTGGTACTGGACAACCCGCTGGCTCATGGTGGCCGCGTTAGGGTCGCTCACGGGGATGATGTCAATGTGGGCGTAGTCTTCCCGTTTGGCTTTGCGTGGGGCATCGCTGTCTGGGTCGTAGTCGTAGTCTGGGTCTGTGTAGTCCTTGATGATGTCGGCCAGCAGGTTCAGCTCTTGTTTAAAGCTGTAGTGCATCCGTGCCTGCACGGCAGACATGATCTTGAGCTGGCGCTCGAGCAAAGCCAACGTAGTGCCCACGGGCGCTTGGGCGCTCATGTCCGACACCTTCATGTCGGCTGTTGCGGCAAAGCGACGGCCCTCGTCCACGATCTTGTCCAACAGGCCGGACAGTACGAGGGATGGTTCTTTATACGGCAGGGGCAGGATGCTGTCGCGGATGTTGCCAGAGCCTACGTCTGCGTCTCTCCACTCTCCGGGCGCGATGGGGGTGTCGTCTCCCTTGATGCGCAGGCCACGGGACTTCAGTCCTCCGGGCAGGTTTGAGAGAGTTCCTGCATCAACCAACTGGCGAATGATGCTGGTGGCCGACTTGGCGTATCCGCCGATGAGGTGGAAAAGGCCAAAGCCGTAAGCTCCAAAACCCGGGATATATTGGTAGTGAACGAAGTGTTGTCGTTTGAGTCGGAGTGGGTCATCTTCTTTCCAGTTCCGGCGGATGGCCAGAACTTCATTGGTTCCTTTAATCAGGGTAACTACGTATGGCAACGCGATGCCGGTCTCTTCTTCATCATCGTCCATGTCCTCGTAACCGGGCAGGTTCAGGTCAACGTGGCACTCATACAGCGTGTACCGGTCGTCATTCATGTCGCTGAAGCCAGTCTCTTTGTCCTTGGCCTTCTGGATGTTTGTCTGGCTCTTGTCAGTATCTGGCAGCTCAATGTCGCGGTAGAAGCCTGCCTGCTGGAGCTTGACAATCTCGTTCTTGGTCTTGCGCATGACGTGGGTCACGCGGTAGCAGGTGTCCAAATCCGTCGCGCCGTAGGGCAGGATGATGTCTTCTGCTGGGATGAACATCGACACTTGTCTGTCCAAGCTCGGGTCGAAGTAGACCTTCTTGAACGCTGAACCCGTAGCGGGCAGGCTCCACAGCATGCGCTCATGCTCAGGGCGGAACTCGCGCATGACTTCTGTCAGCTCGTAGTTCAGGTCATTCTCGACACGGATAGACGCTGATTGCTTCTCAGGTGTCTGCTTACCCAGAATTTTTGTACGCACCGGCCCTTGGGCAGGAAACGCCTCCATGATCGCCTCAGACTGGAAGCGCACCACGGCCTCGGTAATCATCGGGTGGAAAACGCCACAGGCTCCGTTCCAAGGCTCTGTGCGCTCCTCGTACTGCAAGCCCAACAGCTTGATACCCTCGACGTAGGCTTTCTCCCAGTCCTTGCGGGAGTTCCTGTCGTTATCAATGTCGCCGTCCAAGTCACCAGCCAGCGTCTGGAGCTCACCCTCGTCCATGTCATCGGCCAAGTTCTTGTCGAACTCAGGCTCGGTGGGGGTGATGCTGATGTCAAGGCCGTCAGCGTGGATGTTTACCTGCTCGGGGTCGATGATCTCGATCTCGATAGCCTCCTCGTTGAGAGCTGCGTCCTCAATCCCCACGGGGTTCTGGTACAGGGCCTTGTCGATATTTGTTGCCATTTTGTGCCTTTAATAGTACGCCGCTCGGCGCTTGAAATACAACGGTTCGTCTTTCTCGTCTGTGTCGAGCTGGATGAATCCGCCTTGTCTGAATCGCAGGAGTGCCTGCGTGGTCGTGTCCACAAAGTCATCGTGCTCGCCCACTGGGAAAGACGCAACCTCTTCAATCACTTCTCGTGCCCAACGTGTGTCTGGAGCCCACACCAAGCCAGATGCGAACATGTCCGCCACGGCGTTGACGCGCACCATCTTATCGTTTCCGCGACTGGGTGTAAATTCTTGTACAGGGATGCCCATGTTACGCAGCTCTTGGATCAGCGGCCCACCAGCGGCCTTCTTCTCCACAATGAACGCATCTGGTTGCCATTCCTTCCAGTGCTTGAACGCAATTACTTTGAGTTCGGGGAACGGCATTCTGTCCTTGAATGCGTCCAGCAAAATGAGCTGGGGCTTGTCATTCTCTTCTTCGTTGTACCAAACACCCCACGTTGTACAGGCGCTGTAGTCGGATGTGCTCTTGGTCTCATGGGCCGTATCCCATGACTGGATGATGTACTCGCACTTTGGCGGCTCGTCCCCTTCCCAGATGCGCCACTGCTTCCTACTGATGACCGCCGCCGTGTCACTGGTAGGTTGCTGCATGTACTGCGCGTTCCAATACCGGGGATCCATTGAGGACTTCGCGCTTTTGAGGGCTTCGAGCGGCCACTGCTCCGGCCAGAGGGACTTCTCGTTGTCCGTGTTCTCGTGCAGGATGGCTGGCAGTTCTACGATCTCCCAGCGTGGGGAGTCGGGGTTGCTCACCTGATACTGAATCAGCCGCCCAGTCAAGTCCAACGGCCCCCAGCGGGTCATGATGACAATGATCGCGCCCCCCGGCATCAGACGCTGCAACGGGCCAGTTTGGAACCAGCTCCACGCCGTGTCAAACGCTAGACGACTGTTTGCCTTTACGTCTTGTTCCGAGTGAGGGTCGTCGATAACAAATAGGTCAGCACCACGCCCAGCCAGAGCGCCACCCACACCAGCAGCATAATACTGGCCCCCAGCACTAGTACTCCATTTTCCAGCAGCCTTCTGGTCATCTGCCACGCCTGTCTTAGGAAATAGCTCATGGTACTGTTCATCCTCGAGTAAGTTACGAACCCGCCGCCCGAAGTCCTCGGACAAGCCCGCCGTGTGCGTTCCCATGATGATTTTCTTCTCAGGGTAATTACCTAGGAAGTAACCGGGGAACAGATAGGACGAGAACTCGGACTTACCCATACGTGGCGCGATGTTGATGATGACGCGCTTCTTCTTGCCGTCGATCACGTCTTGGAATATCTTGGCCAGCTTCCTGTGGTGTGGCCCGACCTTGAATCCGGGGTAGACGTATTTGGCAAACTCAATCATGTTAGTACGCGCTAACCTGACGGTCTTGAAGGACTCTGACTTGTCCAACATGTCCAACGTCTCCAACTTCTCTCTGGGACTCATCATCGGCAGCTTGGCATACAGAGCTGTAGCCTCTTGCGGCGTGAGTAGGCGCTCACTCATCTTTGGGTTCCGGAGTCGTGTCTTCGGCGGGTTCTTCGGGCTTGTCGATTTCTTCGATGTCTGTGTACTCAGCGTCGGACACATTCATGAACTTGGCCAGCTTCTCTTTGAGCTTCTTGTCGATCTCGTCTTCTGTCAAGTCGAGCTTCTTGACTTCGATCTTGTCGGTGAACAGCCCGACTTCGGTGACTTTACCCAGCAGCCCCAAGGCTTTGAGGCGGATGTTGGCGTTGGGGTTCTCACACTCTTCCAAAAGTTTGGCGACTGTGTACCCGCGCAGCTCCTTGGCTTGCTGTACAAATTCCCAGTCATAGGCCGTGAGCATACCCACCAGATGCTGGACAGCGGCTGGCGTTTTAATTTGGGTTAGATGTTCGTGCGTGATTTCTGCTGGCGCGGAAGACACGAGGTTGGTGAACGAAGCGCGGGCGGCTTGGACTTCAGCTTGGCTGACCACAGTATCTGTGTCTGCCGCACCAAGGCCTTTGAGCCAGTCTGCGGTTTTAACTTTAGCGTCGATTACATCGGCGGGGTGGTGTTTTTCAATTGGCGACGGTTTCCCAGAGTGGTCGCCCACTTCCGGTTCAAAGTCGATGAGATGATCTAGCATTGGCGCATAAGTCCCTTGTACCTGCGATGCGCGGAGTGTATACTATTTTCAAGCACTGGGAAACTCTTTGGCCTTCGGCCAACGCGGACTCCGTTGCTTCTCCTCGGTCGAGAAATCGCCGTTCAGCCCCCTCCAGAAATGGCGGGGGCTTTTTTATTTGTGCTGTGTCAATCGTTTGACAAGAGGTTATTCCAAATTTTTTAAAAATTTATGGGGGGTGGGTATTGTTGCATTAAGTATTACAAAAGTTCTGGGAGCGGGTGGGGAATAGTGTTCAGTACTACGGCGCTGTGTTCGCCATATAAGGGGGGATGGGGGTACTGTGGGGGTCTAAAGTACCCATATTCGGGGACATTTTGTCCCTGTTTAGTACCCTCGGCCTCGTTTGAAAGGGGGTGTGTGGATAATGGCTTCAGCAAGTAGGGATTGGCCCTGCAAGCTATCAACCCAAAGGAAACAATCATGTCAAAAGCAAGCACACAAACCACAGTTCACGCAGTCATCAATGCGGCCTTCGCATACGGCGAGGGCATCGAGCAGTTACGCAAGACCTTCAAGGGCAAGGAGCGTGACGTCATCAGCAAGGCCATCCTCGGGGATGTGGCGAGCCATGCGAAGTACCTCGTGCCACTGGTGAAGGGCGAGGGCAAGGCCGAGGGCACGATGGTGCTCGACAAGGGGCATGCGAAGTACGAGGCATGCCGCAAGGCGCTCCAGCGCATCGTGGGCGACATCATGGGCAAGTCCTCGGGGTCAGTCGAGGCCGAGGAAGTCGAGGTGCCCGAGGAAGTCTTGAAAGCCGCCGAGCGACTGGCCAAACTCTGCGCCCAATACGAGGGTGCCCGCAAGTTGGCATCGACCGCCATCGCTCAGGCATTCGCTCAGTGAACGGGGACAACTTGTCCCTGATGTTTTTCTCGGGCGGCGTAGGCGGGAAGCCTTGCCGCCCTCTCCTT